GCCTTTGAAGCAGCACCCTGACCAAAATTATATTTGGCTTCAGCAGAAATTCCATATGCTCCAGAATCTGATAAGGTAGTTGTACAGCTTGATTTTGTTGCCACTTGCTTACCATCAAGATAAAGTTTAAAATCTCCACCATCTCTTATACCAACAACAAGGTGATACTTATTATCTGCTACGTTTATAGTTGTAGTAAGAGAATCTGTGTCTGTCCCGCCGAATCCTTGATTAATTCTAGCCTCAAGATAACCATTTGTAGCTCCAATACTAAGAGTAATACCTGAACCGATAAATCCATACATACCCATAGATCCAATAAGTTGTTCAAAGTTTACTGTTGATTCTGCTTTAAAGACAGCAGCTACTGTTTGATGGTTTCCGCTTGAAAACGTACCGCTGGAATATCCATAATCACCCTGAATATATGAATCTGCATTTGTAAATTTATATGCATATGTATTCTGAGTTGGTTGTAAATAAGTTATATTTGTACCAATTTTAGCTATAGATAATGTTCCACCTGACCCAAAGTTAGTTGGGGTTCCAGATGCTTCATTTAATCTAAATGCAATTTTAGGAGAATATGTATCAATCTTTTCTTGATATTGATTGGTAAATCTTGCTGTAGCAGGAACAACCATTGCTGCTCCTTGAATTGGAACCGCAGCCGCATTAGTCATTGCTGTTCTTTCAGTTGATCCTATTGAACTGTATCCAGTTACCCAGTAGTTTGATATATAAGCATATTTATTATTAGATCCGCTAGTAGAAGCATCTCCAAAAAGCATATTGTTAACACTTGGGAATGTTCCGTTTACAGTTGCGCTAAGTTCTGTTCCATTGTCAACAGATAATTTAATTGCATTATTTGTATCAGATGCTCTTACTTGTATTAAGTGCCAGTTATTATCACAAATATTTGTAGATGTTGTAACTGTTTCTGAATTACCATTAGGACGAGTTACTATAAATTGTACATAGCCAGAGGTTGTAAGTCTAAGTAAATAGTTTTCTGGAGAAAATGCTGCATTGAAAACTACTATATTTGGAGTTTTATCTTGATAGCCAGATTCAGCCTTAAACCAAAGTCCTATAGAAAATTCATTGTCTGTAATTTCTGTTGAATATGGTTGACCAACAGCAAATGCTAATTGAGCTTTAGATCCTGCTTCGCCTTTAAGTTTTAATGCGCCAGATCCTTGAATACCAGCCTGTGGCTCAATTGATGTATTAGTAAATGCCCATGCTGTAGATGCATCTCCGCCTGATCCATAGTTATTAATCTTGCCTATTTCATCAAACTTATACCATTGTTCAAATGATCGTGCTGCTAGATATGTGTCCAACATTGTTGGGAAGTTTGTAAAGTTCCATGATGGTTCTGCAAATAATCCAGATGCAGTGACAGCTGTTGCTGTATAGTTTGGATTCCGAACTGCTGACACTGCAGGCATTGGCAATAATGCAGATGCTGTAACTACTGTTGCATTGTTAACAGTACTATATGGAGCATTATAATTGCTTAATACTTGTGCTGCCGTTAATTCTTGATCATAGATAATAAATTCATCTATAAGCATTCCACCCTGAACACCAAACTTTTTTGCAGATATTGTATCCCACACAAAGCTATTTGGGATATTAGGACTATTTACTGTAGATATTAATGTTCCATCGTTATATAGTTTAACTGCAGTTGGAGTAAATGTAAGTACAACATGACGATAGATGCTATTGTTATTTGCTACAGAACCATATAAATTATATTCTGGGTAACTTGTTCCGCCTCTAAATCCTACGATAGGCCCAATCCCAAATGGTGAATATTGAACAGTTAAATAGTTATTTCCGTCTCTAAGATCATAAATAATTCCTTGGTTTTGGTTGCCACCAGTATCATTCCATTTTATCCAAAATTCAATAGAAAATATTCTATCGTCCATACATGTACCAGAGCTAGCATTTGCTACATCATAATAAGTATAGTTTGGAGCTGCTGATGTTGTGTTATTAAATCTTATTGCTTTGTCAATTACACCAGTTTGATTTAAATCAATTGTGCCAGATCCATTTTTAGTTAAGGTTACAGCACCCAAGGAACCGCTATTAGATGGTGTTCCAGTTGTTTCATTAAGCTTAAACCAAACCTTTGGGTTTAGTGCTGTTACATTATCATAATATGCTGGCATAAAAATAGGCTGCGGTTAGGCAGCCATAACTCCAATCAAAATTTTGTCTGCTGGGATTGATGAAATACTTCCGCCGTTAATTGTAATGATAGGAGTAAAGGAGAGGTCGGAGACCACTGGAGAAAATATGTTTCCAGAAAGTATCTCGACAAGGGTCTTGGACTCAACTAATATGCAAGATGCATTTAGTACGCCGACCTCTACCTTTACGTCCATTAGCGTGTTACCTTACGCTACAGTGATTCGAACAATACCAGTCGAATCCCATGTGATTGTAAAGTTACCATTGGTTGAAGACTGGTCTGAACCGAAGTCTACATATCCAATTAGAGCTGAAGTGCTTGATGTTCCAGTTGAATCATAAACAACTGCATAACGTGCTGTGATTGTTGAAGACGCCCAAGTGGTGTCTGCAGCATCAAGAACAATTACGTTGTTTGCTGAATCGTAGGTCGCTGTCTTTGAAGCAAGAGTTGCTCCACCAGCTGTATAGCCAGTTCCTGAAACTTCGTATGTTGATACGTCGTTCCAGTAATCGTGTGCGTCCTGATCTGGAGTGTAAGAAGATGAAACTAGAGCTACCTTGATGGTATCTGTATCGAAGTCAACTTCTTTATTAAGTGCCTTGAGGATGAAGTTACCGTATAGTTTTGATGGCATTATTTATCCCCTTACGCTGATGTCTTCTCAACGATTGCAAAGCCTTCAGCTTTAGCAACGGCAAATGCACGACGTGCACGTACTTTGAGAAGAACACCATCTGTATCAAATTTAGCATCCTTGGATACCATGGATTCAATTCCTGCACGAACACCGTTGACCATAAGGTCAGTATTACCTACGATAAGTAGGTTGTTACCTGCTGGTGCTGCTGATGCAGTTGAAGATGTCTTAGCTCCTGCTGAAACGATTACTGGGTAACCGAATAGAGTTGAGCCACGAGCACCTAGTGGATCCTGAAGAATTGGGCGGTTTTGGTTATCAACCAAGCCACGTAGAGTTCCTAGGAATGAAGGATGAATGATGAAAGCTGTCTTTGATGGATCAAAGTATGCTGACTGTTCAATTAATGAAAGTGCATCATTCAAATCTGCGAATGTCACAGCTCCAGCTGTCTGGATTAAGTTAGAAGCTGAGTTGTACTGTGATACTTCACGATATACAGATGTATATGGTGCTGCGTCAGTTCCTGCTCCTGCAACTGTCACGCCTAAGCATGCGTTGTCAAACTTCTTTGCCCAGTTGGTTGCCCACTGAGTCTTGTATGTATTCATTACATCTACGAATGAGTCATTCATATCTTCTTCTGAGATGTGCATGATCTTTGCCCATTTACGAGCTGTTAGTGTAATGTCGTCAATTGTTACATCTGATTCACCGATTGTAGCGCCTTCTGCATAAACAACAGGAGCGTCACCAACGAAACGTGGAACACGCTTGATTGATGTAGCCATTGGCTCACGACGTGCAGCAGATTCTACTGCAGAGTTCTGCAATGCTGCCTGTACGACGTTTGAGCTGTGCTCTTCAACGATATAACCATTAGCAACTGTAAGTTCTGTTCTTGCCATAATAGTTTTATCCTTTTCTTATTAGTTAGATTTTTATTTGCTTGAGAGTAAAATATTCGTCCGAATATATTAGATTCGCAAGCCTAAACGTCCATCTAGCTTGCATAGTCCAATTATACCGTATATTAATTCCCAAGTATATATCTTGCTTGTAGTTCTGAGGCTGAAAGTGGGGAATCTACTGTTGATGTAATTCCTGAATCAGCTTTACCGCCAACTATCATCTTTGGATCAAATAACTCAGGGAAGTCTGTTTTAAGGGCTTCCAGTTGAATATCTAATCCATTAATTTCAAAGTCGTCAGTTAATTCAATTTCTGATGTCTTAATATACTTCAGAAGCTTGTCTGCATTTGGAACACCATTATCCGTTAGAGATTTAATAATCTTATCATGCTTTAATCTAGTCTGATTAAGAGTTAACTTCTCTTTTGTAGCAACAATTTCTTGTTCTATGGCTTCTTTCTCTGTCCTGAACTTTTTAGCGTCCGCTTTTGCTCTATCCAAAGCTGCCAATACTGCTACTGGATCTTTGATTTCTACGGACGTACCATCCATATTTTCCATTTGTTTCTCCTATTATCTTGCGTCTGGTACAGACCCTTGTTCTTCAAGGGTTGCTGTTTCACGCTCTATAGCGGCTTGCTTTAGTGCGTAGTTGTTTGCATTTATTACTTCAGATGTAGGTGTAAGTGGTTCACCAGGTTGTCCTAGCGATTCTTCTACTACTGCATCTGCTATTTCTGGGTCATATCCAGCCTCAATAAGAATTTGGCGTAGAGATACTCCAACGCTCTTCTTACGAACTGCTATGTCCCAATTGTCTAATGAGTCAACAGACTCAGCGTTTTCCCATTTGATTTCAACATCTGCAGGGATTCCTTCGATCTTGAACATGTATTTAAATAAATCTCTCCATGTTGAGCCAAGAGCGAGTTGACGATTAAGTACTTTCTTAAATAATGGTGCTTCAGCAACACGCAATGCTTGACCTGAAGGAATATTTGATCCCTTTAGGAAGTAGTGGTTAGGTGTTGATGTAATTGATGCCATTGCATTTACATATTCCATTACTGGAGCTGTAAAGATGCTTGGATCTGCCGCTGGGAATTGTCCAACTGAAGATACACCTTGTAGATACCAAAGTTCTCCTGGACCATTTTGCAATGAACCAATGTTCTCTCTGGCTGTATCATCATCTGAAAAGTCATCAAATTCATTTGAATTTCCTCCAGAAGATAGTGCATATCTCTGTGGTGCTCCCTGATAATCAACAGTCAGCATGTGAGTTGATATCAGCTTGTTTATGGCATCTTGTGGGCCAAAAGCATCTGCATGCTCTGGACGACCAAATGGTTTATGTGTGCGGAAGTGGAATACAGGAATTTCGCCCCATGGATTAGGAATTACTTCCACTGGAGTCATATTCATGCTTACTGACATTGTTTCTAAGTCTCCAAATGTCATATACTTCTCAATACGATCTGGATAATACAGATTCATCTTGATCATTTTTGTTGAGCCGTCATTTACTTGCCATAACTTAGCTGCAAAGTCCTTTTGACGAGGATTCTCTTGGCTGTAAATCATGCATGTATTCATTGGTGAGTTATAGTCAATGGATAGTTTTCCGTCCATGTCTGGCCATACAATCGCATATGAATCACCATATACAAGTGCATTTCTATGAATTTCGTTAATATCTAGCTTTAAATCTGTTTGTTCCCAGATTGTATCGATATAATCTTCTGCTTGTGCATCTCCTGCAAGGATTTGCTTGATTTCAAGACGATTGAGTACTGAATCTACAACTGTCTTTGAAAAGTTAAATCTAAAATCGCTGCCCTCATAGCGAAATAACTTAAACCAACGTTGATTAGCAAATACTTCTTCATTTACGCCTTCGTAATATGCTTCAGCTTGCTTGTAACCTTCTCTTTTGGTTAAAATTTGTTCAAGGGCTATTTTAATGTCTGACATTTTATCTCCTTAAGTAATTTAATTGACGTGCCATTACCTTTGGTGCTTTATTATCTAGAAAATAAAGAACACCAGATACCATTGCGTCTAGTACGTCATCATGTGATACCTTTGGAAAGGAATACATCTGTTCTTCTAGCGATGGAAAATGAGCGGTATGTCTTACTTTCCCTTGTTGGTAATAATTCAAAGCTTTTCCAGCACGTACTTGCTTTGAGACTGATTGGCGGATAGATCTATATTTTACAGGAATATCTTTAAATACGTCTTTCCATAGATCTCCACCCTGGTTTGTTTCAACATATATAACACCAGGATTATATATATCTACAAGTGCTGCCACTCGTTCTGATAATTCAGATGGAGATACTTTCAGCTGAAAAGCATCTCTCACATAGACGTTATCATCGTCTCCTCTGCTCAGCACGGCTATTCCCGTGTAGTCAGAAACCTTATTTTTAGTCACAGCTGGGTCGATGGATATAATTGTATTTCCATATTCACCAATATCATCAATAATTACATCTTCATACATCCAGAAATTACCATCTGCATTTACAGGATGGTTCATATAGTTCTTAGCAAAGTCACGCAGGTGTCGTTGGCTTTGAAGCCACTCTAGAGACCACTTCTCAGGCCATACAGAGCGTTCTGAGCCATCTTCAGCAGTCATAATGGCTGGATAGTAGTGTACGCCTATATTCTGGTCTGTAATCCACTTTAATTCAGGTCCACGCTCACCTTGTGAGTGCTTGCGAAATTGGTCCATCATGGAGTTAGGCATAGTAGTTGTTCCCACAATAATCATACGGGCATATATATTCATAGGAGCAATATCATCAAAGACTGTATTCATCTGTCTTCCAGCCTGATATTCAGAGTAATTCTTTTCACCCTTTTCAATATCATCTAGAATAATAAGATCTGGACGTTGGCCAAATACTTTCTTACCCAAAGAGTTGGTATCAATACCGTTAGCATCAAATATAAAATCATTAGACTGAACAATACGCCATGAATTGCTAGCAAGTGAACGGCCAGTAGAGGCTACCTGCTTAGGAGCACATAGCTCAGGATAGTCTGCTTTAAGATATTCATTTGTCTCTAGTTCATTCTTAAATGTCATTAAGTGAGTTTCAGCTTGAGAAGCAGCATCTGAGAATGCAGCCACAAATTTAATATGTCCATGAGCGGCGGCCCACATAGGAAGAATCAAAAAGATCCATGTAGACTTGCCACATTCTCTAGGAGCAATAAATGCATCTCTTCCAGTTTTAGGTTCTGTGGCTTTATTGATCCATGTCTTCCCATATTCAGCTAAATCCCAGTGAAACTCAGATAGAGTGAGTTCCTTATTAGAATTCTGCAAATGATGTGGCAAATACAGCAAAGCAAATAACATTGGATCATATTTTGTTAATTCCACCCTGCCTTCTGATATTGATAGAAGTTGTGGATTAATGTCATCAAGATATTTTGATATAGTATTCAATTTTACTGTCCAAATTTATTTACAGTAGCAAAAATAGAATATATATCTATAAATGTCAATCGGGTGGTCCTCATAGAATTATAACGATTTGATAACATTTGATAGCAATTGTCGACAAATCGATCTATATATAAATAGCTATGCTTCAATTAATAACCTTTAATGATTGTTTAATGTTCTCTGATCTCATCTTGGCTTCATTAAGCATATCTACGATTGCTAAGTCTGAGCCATCTTTAGATCTATTCTCATTAATATTAGTAGATTTACCTTCAATTAGATTGATTGTCTGAATAGCCTTATGTATGGCATTTGATAGTTTAGATATATCATCTGATACCAGGTTATCTTCATATAGTGCTTCTACTGATCTATCTATTACTGCCTGTGCCGCCAATATTTTCTCTTTATCTGTATAGAAAATGTCTAATTGTTTTGCCATAACTGCCAATGTATTAGCTGTAGGCATATCTATATTTCTCTGTACATAGAATTTCTTGGCTGTATGGTAGGATTTTGGATATCCTAATAATCTCATAGATGGGCCAATGCCCATTTCATTAGCCGTTTCAATAAATTCGGTAATTTGTTCTTCTGTAAATACTGGATATCCCATTTTTAACTCCTATTTTGTTATAATTCGGCCCATTACGATGGACGTTCCTGCTCGCTAATATATAAATATCAAATGTTTGTAGATAAATCTATATTGGTTTTCTTCTTCCATCTAGGATTTGCTTCCCATTTCTTCTTCTTTGCTGCTTTTGAAGCTACTTTATCCAAGTTAGTCTCTCGTCTTATTCCATGCTTGTTAGTATCTATTACTACTCTACTCTTGGTCTTTTGAGTCATTCCGCCTTATTTCTTCTTCTTTTTCTTAGCCTGACCTGATACAGATAGGGCAATTGCTACTGCTTGTTTTCTAGACTTCACTATTGGGCCTTTCTTAGAACCTGTGTTTAGGGTTCCCGCCTTATATTCCTTCATAACCTTAGTTACTTTTGCTGATTGCTTCTTTGTTGCCATGTTAATTCTCCTCATAAAGTTGATCTAGAAACTCCTTAAGAGTCCCATGTACATTAAATCCAAATGTCTGTTCATATGTCTCTATATCGTCATATACCTCAACTGTCATAGATAATATTCCTGCAGGATGATAAAAGACATCTTTAGCGTATGGATATAATCTCTTGCCTTCTGCCTTATTGGTTAAGAAATCTCTTGGATCCACTAGTTGTTCCGTCCTTGCATTCTAAGTATAAGTATACATCACAAAAGAAGAAAAGCCCAGCAATGGTGGTAGCTGAGCTCTTCTTACCTATTAGGGTAGGCTTTGTCATTTGGCAACGACAATACTATTCTATCATTTATCTTCTTATAAAGCTAGAGTTGAATGAGGTGTTAACTTTCTTAGGACCCTTTTTCTTTGGAGTAGGATCATAATGAGCTTCTGGGTAATTCCAGAAATGATTGCGTTCTAGCTGTATCTGCTCGAATTCACTTAGCCATTTGTCTATTAGTATGTCTAATTCTTTACTTGATAGTTGTATAATATCAATCATCTTGTAACTAGACCAGAATGACTTTAATGCATGGTTCTCTTTAAATGTCTTACCAGTAGGATCATGCTTAGTCTTGTAATTACCTCTTTTAGTTCCTGTATCTACTCTTACTTTTCTATCTGGATTCCTTGGTTTACCCGCCATTTTTCATCTTTCTTGTAGCTATTCTAGTTCTCTGTCTCCAACATGGTTTACAATATGAGTTATGTTTGTCTAGGCTTATTGATCGCTTTCCATATTGGCTTATCGGCTTATCTAGGTGGCAATCTAAGCAGACCTTACTCTGAGGGTGGGAAGTGGCATTTGCTTCGGTCCTAGAGGCATTGTAAGCCTTGTAATAGGCACTCTGGCAGTCTTTACAGTATCCCTGAAACCCATCTCCATTGTTTTTATTGTCAATGTTAAATTCTGTATATGATTTATCTTGATAACATCTAGCACATTTTTTCACGATTCTTATAATCTCCATTTTCTTTTGTTTTGACTTTATGACAAGGTTTGCATAATGTCTGTAAGTTTTGTGGTTCATTGTTTGATCTGTTTCCATCAATATGATCTACATCTAATGCTGTCTTGTCCATTGGAACTGTAAGGCATCTCTCACAATACCCTTTTTTAGCCTTCTGAGCCTTCCTGCGGCACGTTAGACAGTTGGTCCTATAGTATTTCTTACCTGTTAGCCCTCGACCCTTTAGATTGGCGTTTCTGCCGCATTTACACTTTGGAATCATTTGACACCATCCATCCAATTTTGGCGGCTGGGGCGGAACACTTGTCACAGTGAGCCAGGTATCTCAAATATGTCCAGCATGAATTACAAAAGTAAATATCTCCTTGTTCTACCATGATAAAAAACTATCTACTTCTTCTGGAGTTAAAACATTAGAAACCAAAAGTTCGTTAGAACTTTCTTGTATTTCTTTTGTATTTATATTTGTATTTAATTTGTATTTAGGTGGTAATGTCTTGCCGTACCCTGCGGCATCTACTGCCGTAGGTATGTAATGATTTGCCGCACTGAAGGTTCTTATTTGCCGTAGGTAGCCAGTTTTAACTAGTTCTTTTTTGGCAGATCTTACTGTTCTTTCACATAGTCCAGTTCCATTAGCTATTTGCTGATTTGTTGGTCTTGATGGGTTGTATGAGGCAATGATAAGTGCTACAATTCTAGCCTTAGTACTTAGATTAGAGTCTCTGATAGAACGTAAATACTCAAAGTAATCCATAGTTATCCCCTTTCTGGTGAGATAACCCTATTCTAGTATATTATAAATTATATGTCAAACACTATTTCTTGTCTATGAGATGTACTAGGATTTCATACTGTCTGGCTTCAAGTCTATTTATCTGATCTTTGATTGATGTGCCTGAATTTGGGACAAGTTCTGATAGATAATGTTTAACTAACCATCTAACCATTCCTACTAGTTGTAGTTGTATAAATATGATTCCGCCCACTATTGATAAGCCTAATTCTATTCCACTCATAATGAATTAAATGCTTCTCCTATATAATAAAATTTTATTTCTGCTAAATAGTTAGGAGCTTCATTTAAATTATTAAAATAATAAACAAACTCTTCAAATGCTTGTTCACCTTTATCTATAATTTGTTCAATAGCTTCTGGATGGCTAGAGTTCAAACGAATAGTCCCATCAACATTCTCACTTGCAGATCTTCCAGCTATATCAACAGTAATAATACAACTACATTGAATATCTAAATCTTTAACTAAAGCTTCTTGTCCTGGATTTCCTGGCAAATGTTTAATAGATTGTTTAACCCAATCTATAGCAAATTCACTAATATCAAAACTAAATGATGGCATTAAATATTTCCAGCAATTAATTGAGCTCTATACTTATATCCTGCCTTCAGTCCCATTGGACCAAGTAGAGGTGCTGTTTGAAGTATTTTCCATTCACCATCTGTATATATCTCATCATTATTTGCATCAACTATATTTTTTATATAACCATTCATTTGCATTTTAGTCTGGCTTTCAATAACTAACTCACCAAGCAAGTTTACAGATAATTGCATAGTAACAGGAGTAGGAACAGTTGTATAAACATTATTACTTACTGTTCCATCTGCTGATGTCACTACTGTATATCCGTAATAATCTCCAAGATATGGATATTGTTTGGTAGTATTTGCTTTCATTAAATCTTTCTCCAGTCAATTCTACGAGGCAATTGGAATATCTTTCCAGTACGAATGCTGCGTGGCTTCTTAAATGAAAGTCCACGAGCTGCCATAACTGCAAGTGGTGCTATCCAAGGAGCTGACATTGCTGTATTAAAGTTTTGTGCAGAGTCTCCAGATCCAACTGAATTTGATGCTATCTGAGAATAAACTACATCCTCATTATCAACCATATATGCTGCTTGGTAAGCAGTCATTTTATCTAAGACTAGCAAATCGGATGGATTTTCTATATCAATTTCGTCTTTGCCAACAAATATCTCAACAATGCTTTGAGCTCTTTTAATAACATCAAGGGTTACTTCTTTGTTTGTGTAGGTTAATACACTATTAGTTGTACTAAACATTATCTATTTCTCCTTCCTAATTCACGTACTCTTAAAGTATGTGTTGTTGTAAAATCTAATCTTCCTGTCCCGCTTAATTTCAGCTGGAATACATAGTCTCCAGGTTCATCAAAAAGGCTTCTAGTTGTAGGCCATCTAAATACGATGTTTCCTATTGCTTTATTACCTGTATCTAAAACTGATCCAACAAGATCAACTTCTTCGTTATTGGTGCCTATTAAAACCGCTTCTATGTTTGTGTAAAGAGAGAGGTTCATATCAGCACCGCTCTGATCTTTAACTTGAATAGATAGAGGTCTGGCAGGTATTTGGTCTATCCAGTATTGACTAATCATTTGATTGCGTCCTCTCTTATATATAGTATTGGGTCTTCGTGCATTATGTATAGAACAACGTCATCATCCTTTGATGTAATTGTACTAAAGTTAGTTGTTAATCTTGCAGATGCTGTAGCAACTCCTGGGTTAATATTTAATCCAAGCGGAACTAACTGTGCTGTAGCAGTCATAGGAAGTGGAGCATTACTTCTAGATATTGTTCCAGATCTCAAGTTTGTTTCAACAATTGTAGCAGATGCTAGAGCAGATTGAGCATTTACTGATGCCACCTTATATCCAGTAACTACTGGTTGAGGCATAAATGCATCTGCTTCTAATGCTAATGGGCGTTGTGGTAATGTTTCATAAGCAAGTCTTTCTGATAACCACCACAAACCACGAGTGTTAATATTTGGAACAGGTACTGAAAGTGTTGGGAATGTCCAGCTTGATTCGATAGTATATGCAGGAAGTGATGATGTAGAAACAGTATTTCTTCTTCTCATTCCAGCTCTAGTTTTAGCAACTTTTTTACCAGTCTTAACGCTTTCTGATGTATCTAAACCAATTTCAGTATTATCAAAAGCATTAGCTTGTCCAATAATATCTGCTCCATTTAATGTCCAATACTTAAGAGCATTATAAGTTGCTCCGCCATTTGGATACAATCTATCAATATTATCTGGATCTGCTTTATACTGATCTCTTTCAGATTCGCTTATGCTTCCTGTTGAGTATGCATAATCAATCCAATAGTCACTCTTCATTTCTACTATTCTAGTTTCAATTGGTGTATTTGAACCTGGATTTAAATAGGATGGAGTTAATGATTTTTGTTGACCAACGTTGTCGGTAAAGGATATGAATACCTTTGCACCAATTTGCTTTCCAGCCACAACTGTTCCTGGCTCAATTGCAATTGATGTCGCATAGTTACGATATGGATTTACACGTTCAGTTGTTCCATGGAAATATGTATCGGCAAACTTAGTAATTACTTTACCTGCTTTTACAGAATCAATTGGAACTGCATAGTAACCATAAGCATTAATCATAGAAGATATAAGGAATTTATCTCCTGGTTGAAGGCCTGCATTATATTCAATATGTGACCATACTCTATCTAATTCACCATACTCTAATCCGTCTGTCTTATAATAAACTTCATCTTTCCATATGTAGGCTGGATCATCTGTTAATCCAGGAATTGTATTTACAACTTGATGATAATTATTTCTATAATAATCTTCATATCCATTAGTTCTAGTTGGAGATGTATATGTTGTTGGATAATTAAAGTTTAATACTTGTGATCCTGTTGCAAGTGGGTCATCAAGCTTAATTTTTACATAATCTCCAAGTTCTTTTCCAACTCCATCAAGTGCATCAATTGCATGATAGGTATCAATGAATCCCATATCTACAGCAAGTTGTGGGTTAGTAACTAATAATGAAATACCGCTATCTACTGCATCTCTTAAAGATACAAGAAATTCTTCAAACAGAGTCTTATCAAGTACATTAAAGTATGTGTCTGCTACGCCCTTTGCAGTAGTTCCGTAAGCATCTCTTTCATTAGAATCATCTGGGTAGTTACGGAAACAGATCATATCAAACTGAGATAAATCTTTAAGATCTTCTTGTAGATTTAAATATCTTTCGTTATCTGTTACAGGATTTATATATGAAAGACCTTTATCAGTCTCACCAAATATTCCATCTTTAAGAATTGGATGAGTATCTCCAATATATGTATCTCCACCTGGATAATTAGTTACTGGAACTGGCCAGATATCCCAGTCATAAAATTGATTAGCGCTATTACCAAGTTGTGTAGGGATGGCATAGAAAGTATCTGGATCTCCGCCATAAGTACCTTGATCAAAATTGGTAAATCCAAGGCCTACCTGTCCACCCATAAATCTTTGATATGGAAGATATCTAGGGTCATCAAGTTTAAATGTTGGCCAGAAGTAAAGCATAAGAGCACGACCACGATTGCCTCGTCCCTTATTGCCAGCCGTTAATGTAGCAGATGCGGTTGCAACTGCTGCTTCAACAGGAATAATTCCAGTAGCTGCGTAGTAATTAAGATGTGTTTCTCTTTCAAGAACAAACGAACCTTGGTTTAGAGCGACAGCAGATGTTTCAAAATCTGAGTATGCATTTACATCTGGTGAGTTAAATCCAACTTGATGAATTGTATATGCACGATTTCCATAACGCTGAATATCAAGTTCTCCATCAATAAATACTTGTGTACGAGGGAATGATACATCTTCTCCAGTTTGTCTAAATTGAACAATAATATGATGCCATTCGCCATCAGCAATATCTTTAAATCCAGTAAATGCAATATCATCAGTGCTCTTAGGAGCTCCTAATCTTAATGACTTTTCTTGACCTAAAGTTATCTTTCCATCTTTAAGGCTCCATGCAGTATTAAAGTCTTGGTATTGTGAATTAGATCTATCGCCAAGTCTTTTTCCAACAAATAAAATTTGATTCTTTTTAGTTGTCTTGATGTATGTTTCAAATGTCCAGTTTGTACCAGTATTACTAAACCCATCTGCTACAACCAAAGCAATATTTCTAAGTCTTAATGCTTTTCTATTCTGTGGGTCATATGTTCCAGCATAAGCAACTGGAAGTGGTGAGTCAGTTAAATTGTATCCATAGTACGAATTGAATACATTTGTATTGCTTGGTGCATTCCATCCACCAAATCCGCCACCACGATAAATATCTGTTGATGTATTAAAGAATGCAATATTTCCATTAGCTGTATTAGAATCATAGTCAACTAATTGAAGTCTTTGATACCACCTATCATCAGTTACTGTGTAATAAGCTGGTGGCAATGGTAGTTGTGCAGACGCATTTAATGATTGAGCTTTTATTAATGCACCTTTAGTTGTAGCAAGTCCTGGTTGAACTATTAATGCTGAAACTGTCATAGGATCTGCATTCCATACGCCAGGGATTCTTGCCTTGGCTTCTGGGAATGATGCTGTAGCAACCATATGCAGAGCACCATGAATTGAACCTGCAGTTATAACTGGATTTTCTCCTTGTGCTGATGCAGTCATTACTGCTGCCGCATTATTTGTATTTTTTGTAGCAGCAAAGTTAGGCATTTGGAATAATCCAGTTGCAGTCATAACAGCAATTGTTGGAGCAATTGTATCTTGTTGAGATGGATCTACAAATAGGCCAGTTGCTGTTGCTACTCCTGGATTTATTGTCCGTCCAGTTCCTGCTGAATTAGTTGGTTGAACCATAAGTCCAGACCCTATAAATGCACCATCAATATTTAATAGTTGATAAAGTTCAAATACTTGTGTTGCATTTAATGCAGTTGACATAACTGCAAATTCATCTATGTGTAATGCCTTTGAAGCAGCACCCTGACCAAAATTATATTTGGCTTCAGCAGAAATTCCATATGCTCCAGAATCTGATAAGGTAGTTGTACAGCTTGATTTTGTTGCCACTTGCTTACCATCAAGATAA